CATTTTATTGTTCTACTGTTATTTCTTTAGACTCATCTACCTCTCCGTCTCCATCATTATCTTTTTCAACAACTATAACTTCTCTATCTGCTACAAACATATCCCCATCATCTAGCATTGGTAAATCTTCATCTATTAATCTTCTTTGCTCGTTAATAGTTAATATTTCTCTAATGTCTACATCATTAGCATAAGAGATTGGCGGCTCATAATGTATAGTTATATCTTTAGGGTCGTAACCCATTTCATTGTATAAAACAGTTCTTATACCATTTAACAACAGTTCTGAAGTGTCTCTAATTACAGTAGTCATTACTAAATCGTAAGCTATTCTAATTTCACTACCTGTGTTATTCATTTTACCTGAGCTAACAATACCTGAAAGAGAAGGCTGCCATCTGTTAGCTGTAATAATGTTTTGGTCTGTAATTTGCTGTAGGTCTAACCAACTTCCGTCTTGGTCGTCTTTTATTATTTGTACGTTAGCAGGAGCTGTATCTCCATTTTTAACTATGAATAATATTTTACCATTGTTTCCTTCTCCTACAAATTTCTTTTGTGCTTCTGTAACCATTTTCTGAGCTTCTTCTTCTCCCATATCTCCATTTATCTCAACAATAGCTGAAGGCTGAAAGCCATTTAAAAACTTAGTGTGATTCCATTTACCTATCTCATAATCTACCGCAATATGCTCTAAAGCAGCTACATAGTCAGGAAGACCATAGTAGTTAAAAGTAGGCTCATAATCTTTAAAGTGAATTACAAATTTGTTATGTGCTACTCTTGGATATATAGGAATCCTAGACATCTTATCTTCTTGATTCCAATATTTACACCAATCAGAATTTACATAAATTTCTTTTTTAGATTTTGCCACCCTAACAGTTGTAGCGTCTATATGATATAAATTTACACCTCCATCATACTTAACACACTCCATATAAGCATTACCAAAAGTATAGTAATCGTCTGCTAATTTTTTGAATACATCTCTTAATGATTCTTTATCAGAATTTACATCTTTAATAAAGTCTCTTAAACTTTCATCTCTACAAACAAATTTTGCTCCACTTGTAAAAACTGTCTTTTGTGCTAATACACTTCTTTGAGTAGAAGATTTTCTTTTTAATTCTGCTAAATATTGAGGAAAAAGATTGTCATTACCAAATGGAATCCACTTAGTATTAACATCTTTAATATTTTTAGGTTCAGTAATATTTGGTGGGATTGATAAATCAAAAACCCCAAACTCAAAAGTATTACTTTTCTTAGCTGTCTTTCTTAGTTGACTTGCTTTTTTTGACTGACTCTTTAACGGTGCTTTCCTCATTTGATTTTTTAGTTTTTTCAAGCTTATCAATATATCCCGAGCCGTTTAATTCTTCATATATATACGCAAGTTCTTCCTGAGATTGGTTTCCCCATCTAACTACATAATTTTCTTTAAATTTTGTAGCAGAACCTACATATAGCTCTTTAATTTTGAAATTTGCCATAATTGTATAAATTTTTAGATGTGGTAAATCTACAATTTTTTTATCTTCTTGACAACCACACATATAAAAAGATTTAACAGGGGAATGTTTATAATCCCCCTGCTCTATCTAAATCAAATTAAGCTGTTGTTGCTGTTAAATCTCCTGCAACAACTGTAATAGCCCCTGAATACTCAAGAGGTAATTCAAATTGTCTTGCAGTTAAAGTAACTGTAACTCCATTATCATCCGCATAAGCAGCACCACTTCCACCTTCTATAGAAGTTAGGTTAGCATAAGTTTGGTTTCTTGTCCAAGGAGTAGACCCTGTAGCAAGATTTTCATACTTATAACTCCAACCTACTACCATTTTCTTTCCTGAGTTAAACTCTACTAGAGCTACAGGACAAGCAGATTCTAATTTTGTTAATTCTAAAAATCTTGCACCATCACAATTAGGAATGTAGAAAGAAACAGCACACTCATAAGATGTGCTTCCTCCTTCTTTTGCTCCTGTTATTGTAAGAGATGCAGTTTCATTTTTAAACTCAAATCTAGCCCAAGGGTCTGTTGTTATAAATGATGTTAAAGTATGATTTGCTCCTGGGGAAGCAGGTAACGCTGTAGCTACATTAGATAAATCCGTTAAAAGAATTTGTCTAATACCACCTACTGCATTCAAGTCTCCACAAGCTACTAATAATCCTGTATCTATTGCCATTTTATTTTATTTTTAAGGTTATTAAATTATACTAAACAAGCTCCATTTACCATTGAGTTCCAACCGTATTGGTATCCCATAGTAAAGTTAGAACGTATGTACATATTATCGCTTACCTCATCATAAAACATTTTTAATTGATTATCCAAGTCCGTTACGTTTGAACCTATAATTAAATTAAATCTTGCCGCATAGATACATCCTTGAGTAGCTTGCATACATGCTGTTGCACAAGTAAATAATGGTGGTAAATCAGCTCCTGTTAAAGCAGTTAATGCCGTATCCCATTCGTACATTGCAACAATTTCTACACCTCTAAATCTTAGTGTTTCATAGTTTACACCTGACTGAGCTTCTGAATGTCCGTAATCTACTGCTCCTGCTACTGAAACCGCAGTTAAAGCACCATAGTAAGCATTGTAAATATTTGGAGTAACAAACATTTTCTTTTCTGAAGCTGGAGTTTGTTGTAATTCTGCAGGTGCAGTATCAAAAACATTTGATAATAAAGATACCGCATCAGATGTAGCAATAGAAGCTCCTACTGTAATAAGACTAGCTGCTGCTGTAGTTGCCGCAGTAACCTCATTCATTTGAGTACCATTAATTGCAGCACCTGCTGATAAAAGTTTCCATAAACCATCCGCCCAAGTATAAGTACAATCAGCAACTGCTGCTGCAGTATTTCCTGCCCACATATTTCTTACAACATCTGATTGGATACCGTGTCTTACTCTATTTATAATTACATCTGCTAATTGAGTTCCTGTTAAATCAGGCATATTTAATCCTGCTTTATAAGACTCAACGATAAATTGGTCTTTAAATTCATCCCAACATTGTGTTTGTTTTACAGATACATTTGAAACTGTAATTACCTTAGGATTAACATAGAATCCTGCAGGGTCGCAAGTATTAGTTGCTGTACATCCTGTGTTTAATGCAGTTATACCTGATAATTTAGGTGCTAACATTAAGTTTTGTTTATATTTTACATTAGGGTAGATAGTATAGTTACGCATAATATCATCAGAACGGAACATTGGTTCTAATAAAATTTGTGAAGCGTAAGTTCCTTGGTAATTCGCCCCTAAATTATCTAAAGCTATATTTGCCATTTTTTTATTGTTTTTTTATTTATTAATTATTTTAATTTTGCTGCTAAAGCTGAAAAGAATTTTTGTTCTTTATCTTCTACTTTGTTTTCTATTACTGAGGGGTCTCCATCAGTAGAAATCTCAGTACCTTTCTCATCTGCTTTGCTTATTAAAGCATTTAGTCTTTCTACTTCTTGAGTAAGAGTTTCTTTTTCTCCATTCAATTCAGCAACAAAACTATCTAGTTCAGTAACTTTAGCTTCAAATGAAGAAAGTTTCTCAGAAACCTCTTTATCATCTACCATCATTACCTCTACCTCTTTAACGTCCTCAGTTTCAGACTCACTACTAGATTTTACTCTAGTAATAATTTCTTCAACCTTAGCGTTAAACCAATTTTTCAAATCTTCGGTCATATTTTTACTTTTTAAATTAACACTTAGTTTATTTTGAATTTCCTTGTCTGTTATATTTTTAAACTTAGAAACATCATATTTGGCTGCTACTTTTATAGCATCCGAGATAGAGTCAACAAAGCCCAAATTAAAAGCCTCTTCGGCACTTAACCAAGTCTCTTCGTCCATCATTTCTTGTACCTTATCATAAGGTAATCTTGTTTTTTTTATGTAAATGTCAGCAATTTCACCACTTATTTTTTCTAATAGAGCTGCAGTTTTTCTCATCTCACTTGCCTCTCCCATTGCACCACCCCAAGCATTGTGTATCATAAACAAAGAATTTTCAGCCATTATAACCTCATCTCCTGCTAATGCAATTACACTTCCCATACTTGCAGCTATACCCTCTATATATATAGTAGTTTTTGCTGTTCTTTTTCTTAAAACATTATAGATAGCCATTCCTTCAAAGACATCTCCACCTACACAATTTAAATGAAGGTTTATTGGAGCGTTTTTAAAGGCTTTTATTTCTTCTATAAAACCTTGAGCTGTTACCCCATAAGCACCTATTTCATCAAATATGTATATGTCAGCAACCTCTTTAGAAGACTCTGCTTTAATGTTATACCAATTTTTATTCATAGGTACAAAAATATTTTTATGTTATGACAATGTTGCGCAGTTTTAGGAAAAAACTTTGCTACCCTATATTTTCGGTTATAGTTTCTTTTTTTCTTTCTTTATAAACTATACTTTGAGCTTGTCTTTCTGAGATGTCATACTTAATAGATAAATCCATAAAAGTATACGTTCTATTACCTTCGTTTTTTCTTAGCATACAATCAAAGTCATATATAATCATATAGTTCCTTAACCTTTTAGGGTCTACTATTCCTCTTTCTATAAGATGTCTTAATATGTCTTTTGTTGTTGGCTCGTACCAACGCTTTGAAATTTCTTTTTCTACTATATCTATATATTCAAAAACTACATCTACTTTATTTTGTCTTCTAGCCATATTAAGATTCTAATTCCCAAAATTTATTTACGCTATCCCAAAACTTGGAAACAGCTTTTCTACAGCCAACACATCCTAATTGCTGTTTAATATGAGGAAAGTGATTATGCCATTCTTTAAATAATAAGGACAAACTATTAGAATCATATTTACCATTAGAATTAATAGATATTTTATTTTTTGTTATAGCATTAACTATTTCTGATTTTCTTTTTTTAGATATTTTACTTGCTACTATTTGTATACTCATTCTTCCCATTTATTTATTGGGCAAACACCAAAATATTCTTTAGATAAAGTAGCTTTAGCATCTATAAAGCAAGTACACTTACCACATCTTGCTCCTTTACTCCATCTAGGATATCTTAGCATTGCAAAGTTTCTATAAAAATCGCACTTTTTACAGGTATCTAACCTATCTTGTTTTACTTTTTTACTAACAAACATATGTTTATATTTTTAAAATGTTGCTTCTGCTTCTATTAATCCTACTGTATTTTGACTATTAGTTATGTCTGATTCTACCACCACCACTCTGCCTGACTGACCCATAGCCCCCATCATATTTTGCTGTCCAATAGCGCTAAATTGTGAACTAGCAAAAGAAGGCATATTCAATAAACCTCCGTCAGCAAATTTAACTCCCCCACCCGCAGCGTTCATAGCCGATAATTGTCCTTTAAACATTGCTGTACTTCGTTTATTTATTACAGCCTCTCCTCCTTCAAGCTCTGCTACTCTACCACCTACTGCAAATTTTTCTCCACCTTGTGCGTGTGATTTACCATTAACCATTCCTCCGTCTGCAAACTTTTCAATTAATCCTCCTTTAGCAAATTTTTGTGATGCAATAACAGCAATCTGTGCAGCAGTCATAGCTGCAATAAAAGGAGAAAAAGCAAATGATAATATACCCGTTTGTTCCATTACTTTTGTCATAGCTAATGCGCCATTCATTATAGCCTGAGCAATATCAAGTCTTTTCTTTCTTTCAAAAGCTTTCTTTTGAACTTTTAACAATTCAGCTTCATATTGTTCTTGAGTTATTACTCCTGAATCTTTCCTTTCTTCTAATTCTTTAGACTCTCTATCAGCCCTTCTTTGTGCGTTATTACCAATAATAGAAAAAATACTATCTGAAAATGTTTTAAACATTTCAAGACGCTGCCTACCTTTTTCTTCTTGTTGAGCAAAATAATCGTCATCAGCTTTTTTGTCAGCATCTAAAAGTTTTTGCCTATCTTCTTCGCTGCTAGTAAAAGGGTCAATAATATCCATACTAACAACATCTTTTTTAACTACTTTTTCTTTTTCAATACCTAATTCTTTTAATCTTTTAATTTCTTTTTCAATCTTGGCTATATTTTTATTTCTTGCAGCAACTTCTTTATCCGTTGCAGCAGGAGTTTCTCTAATAAGCTTTAATTCTTCATTAGCTAAAACTAATAAATCTGTCTTCATAAGCTTTTCGTGCTTATCAGTTTCTATTATTTTTTCTAAATTTTTCTCTTCTAATTTTAATCTAAATTTAAATCTTTTTACTGATTTTTGGTGAGCTTCTCTTTCATTATAACTTAAGAGTTTTATACCGTTTATATGTTTAATTAATTGTAATTCTGAAAGAGCTATCTGAGTTTTAATATCATTTATGTTTTGCCTTGCCATAGCCTGAGTAACTCCAAGCCTTTTATTCATTACTTTATTAGTATGGTCTAAAATTCCTTGTAATGTTGTTTCAGCATCTATATATTCTTCTGTTGCTTCAACCACTTCTTCTGTTGCGGTAGCAGTTCTTAAAAGCCAAGAAACCCCTTCTGTAAGAGCCACTACAAGAAGACCTATTCCTGTTGCTCCTAACAATGATTGCCAAGCAAGTTTTAGTCTTATTACTGCTGAAGATAATAAAGTGGTTGCAGTAGTCGTTATTGAAGCGGCGCTTGATGTAGCGGTTAAAGTTACAGCCCAAGCTCTTTGAAGGGTAGGCATTGCAGCAACAAGCAATTTATACACCCCCACATACTTGGCTAATCTTACAATTACTTTTATAGAAGTAGTTATTACTTCGCTATTTCTAGCCAACATATTAAAAAACGCAGCAGTTTTTTCAATAGCAGATTGCAATCCTTCTGCAAAATCTTTCATTACAGCAATAGAAAGACCTTGTAATGCAGAGCTAAATTTTAAAAATGAACCTTGCAAAGTATCTCCTATGACTTTTGCCATTCTATCTGCCTCTCCTCTTGCTAGTTTTAATTTATCTCTAAGCTCTAGCGTAGCGTCAGCAGAAGTAATCATCTGCTCAAAAGCAGCAGCCTGTCTTAAGTCAACAACCTCCATAATTGCAGCTAAGTCTCCACCTTCTTCGTTAAACTTTTTCATAGCAGGAACTAATCCGTCTAACGAATGTACTGTTCCCCCAAAAGCTTTTGAAAGGTCAGAAGCAGGGTCTTGCATTTTAAGCAATATATTTCTTAAAGACGTACCTGCAATAGAAGCTTCAATACCTGAATCTGTAAGTTTTGACATTATTGCGGCAGTATCTTCTATAGAAAAACCTGCTGATTTTGCAATAGGAGCAACCTTCGTCATAGATGTTTGCCACTTTTCCATATCCATAGCAGAACTACTAAAGGCAACAGCCATAACATCTACTACTCTTTTAGTTTCTGAAGCGTCTAAACCAAAACCTCTGACAGCAGCCCCCGCTACAGTTGCACTTCTAGCCAAATCACTACCTGTTGCAGTAGCTAAAGCAAGTGTAGGTTCTACAGCGTTTTGAATTTCTTGAGTTGAAAATCCTAATTTGGAAAAATTTAACATTAACTCTCCAACTTGTGTTGCAGTAAAAAATGTTGTTCTACCTAATTTTTCTGCTGTTTTAGTTAATCCTTCAAATTCTTTTTCTGTAGCTCCTGAAATAGCATTTACCTTAGCCATAACAAATTCAAATTCTGAAAATGTAGAAACTACAGAAGAAACAACTCTACTTACCGTTCTAAAAGCTGTAACTATAATACCAATAGCGGCAGCACCCTTAATAAATTGCTTTGCTAGTCCGTTTGAAGATTTAGTTACTTTTTTTGTTTCGCTATTTGTGGTTTTTAGGTTTTTGTTTAAACCTCTTAATTGTTTAGATTTATTACTTATAGCTTTAGAATTTTTAATATACTGCTGCTCTTGTTTTTTTGAAGTAAACTGACCTGTCTTAGATTGTTTTTCTAATTCAGTCTGTTCTTTTCTTAATCCTTTTAATTCGGTTTTTAAATCAGCAACTTTTTTAATGTTTTTGATTTCTACCTCTATTGCTACTTTTTTGTTTAACATATTATGCTATTTTTAATTGTATTACTTTGCCTGAAAAAACACCTCCTATTTCTGCCTCTATTGATTGAGATATATCTTCTTCTATTGCGTCTATTATTCCTGAATTTTCTGCTTTAGCAAAAGCATATCCTATAAAATTATATCTTCTTGGAGCTACCATTTCTCCTCCTTCTGTTAAATAATTGCTTTGAAGCTGAGCAACAATATTTTCTGCATATCTTTCTGCTTCTAATGCAGACATATTACTGCTAATTCCTTTTTGAGCCAACCATCTTATTATAGTGCTTTCGTCAACTATAACTCCATTAGTATCTCCCTCGTTAACTATATTCATATAATTAACATCTGAACTAACATCTAAAAACAAACTTCCGAAAAATTCGTTAATATCAATTTTAAAAGAATTATAAAGCCTTCTTGAAGCAACGTGTTCTTGTTCTTCTAACTCATCTTGTAAAGAGCTTATAAAAAACTTTCCTGCTCTTTTTAAGCCATCAACTATTTTAGGGTAATCTTCTTTAGCCATTATTCGT